TAAATCATTGATAAGCATGTCTACATGGGGATAGAAATTTCTTTCCCACCACAATTGTAGTGACCATGTGTTTTGGTCATCCTTAGTACTTAATTTCTGTTTAGGATCTCTGGCTAACCAGGCTTCAAAACTAACACCCATTTCAGAATGATTCACTACTTCTGGTATAGTGTCCTTTTCATAATCTTCAGGGTGTTTTACAGGAACAGTAATATAATCATTGCCTCTTTCCCTACAACCATCTTGTTGTTGGTAAGAGTAAGGTCTCCCATATACTTGTTCAACCAGATTATCCCAGTCACCCACCTCAATTATTTTCTTTGTTGTTATCCTTATCATTAGTTCTCTTGGTTTACAGTTTTAAATTTATGAACCTCAATTGGTTCTTGAGGATTATCTAAGAATGCTTTCTTCTTATACTCCTCTCCTTCTTGGGACATTTCAGACCATTCTTGTCTAGAGCAAAATGGAACTACTCTTAGTTCAAACTCTCCCCAATCCTCTAAACTATGTTCTGTAGGTAGATACTGGGAGTATAGAGTCCAAGACAAGGGTAGGGTGTCCACTAGAGTAGCTTTTACCTTGATTTCCAGGATTTTGTTCATAACAGGAACATCATATCTTACGATATTATGCCCTATCATGACCAAATCCTTCTGCATGATAAAATCCCTCATTTCCTGATACCCTGTAAGTGACTTACTTATACCTGTCACAGTATCATAGTAACACAAACAGTGTATTTTGCTAACTTTATCTAAAAGTTCATCCGCTTCAATATCTACTACAGCTATCATACTATTTTTATATCATTTAGTGATTCTAGTGTTACTGGCATTCTGTCTACTACTGTCTGTAAAGGTATATTCAGATTCTTGTTTTCTTGTGGTTCTACTTGGCAAGTGCCTACAATAGTAGTTAATTTACCATTTAATTTACCAAAATCATCCCTAGCAGGTATTTTAACTTCCACTTTTTTACCCAGATACGTCATTTTATCCAAAGATTCACAGGGTTGTTCTTGTGACAACATATGGTTGGAAATTCCTTATTAAAAGACTCTAAATTAAAAGGGTTAGCAATTATATGCATACCAGATTTAGAAGGTATTTCTGCCAATATTTTGTAATTTCCTGCCGTTTTATGTTCTGACATTTGTAAGTGAGCTACATTAATATACTGCTTTACCCTATCAACTTTATCCAAATCTTCTTTATCTATATCAAGTAGCCATCTTTTATCAATCTCACTATGGTATTCTCCACATATAGAATTATATGCTTTATGAAGACTTGTAAAGTCGTCATTTGACATACAATTAGCTATTTTTTGTAAAAAGTGAAATCCTGCTTTCTTATAGTTCCTTGGGTTTAAATTAATCATCACCCTAGCATTAAATAAATCTGCTAATTTACACATTTCCTCCCACTGAAAGTCTAATTTTTCAAGAGAACTTATATAATACCCTTTAATTAATCTTGAGTTATTATTTGATCCCCCTAATCTGGTTCCCTTATGATCTACTTTACGTTGTATCACTTGAATGAAATAAAATATGTCTTTGTGAGGAAAAGTGAGTAATGGTTCAATTATTTTTCGATTGTTTATCATTTTTATAAGCTTTTAAGTTAATATTTAAACTCTTTAATCTTCTTTCCACAGTAGATTTATGTACATTAAACTTCTCCCCAACTTTTTTAAAAGATTTTAATTTCTTGTAAGATAACAATAAATCCTCATTTTTAATATTCTTATTGTAGTTAGGATTATTAGTTCCAACAAATGCAATCTTTCTTTCTTCTGACATTCTTTTTATGAAATTTAAATCGTGCTTCTTACCAAAGAATGGATTTTTTGTGCCAGAAGTTAATCCTTTTCTATTGTTCGACATTTTTAACTTAGATTCTTCAGAATGTTTTCTTCCCTTTGTATTTCCTGGGAACTTGCATATATTATATCCGTATATAGGATTGTAAGAACTGTAAAAATTTAGCCAATATCTTTCCCTAGCTAATATATCTGATTTACAAGTATACTCTAGAACAGACACTTTAAAATTACTAACCCCATGTTTTTCAATGCTTCTTTGTAATATTTTAGAGTGATGTATTTTTAGATTTAAATCCGAGGTATGCTGTATTAGTCTTTTTCTAATATTTTCGGAAGATCCTACATACACCTTCTTATTAATTAGATTTCTAATTAAATACACTCCTGGTCTGTTCTCTAGATACTTGTAATTTAACACTAGTTAGTTGTTTTTGAATGATGGTCTACGAAATTTGTATTTCTTTTTGAAAGAATAGATTGAACCTCTTTGAAACTAAAAGGTCGATATTCTCCAAATAACTTATATGCATTATCCACACCCACATCAAAACTCTTTCCATTAGGAGAGTGTTCTAATGTTGAGTGAGAATGCCCATAACAATGATATGACCCTTTGTGGCTATGATTCCATACACGCATAGCATAGTGCAGAAGTATTATTTTTTGTCCTTCTAGGGATAATTCTTTATAGTACTGTACAGATTTAAAAGCTCCCTGTATACCATTTTTATTGTTTTCTATATGATGGTCATGATTTCCATACACAAGATGTATATTTTGGCATACTAATTGGCTTCTAAATTGTAAAATACTGTCAAAGCCCCCAAAACTCCAATCACCAACATGCCAGAGTTCGTCATCTAATTTGACATTGTCATTTATACCCTTTATTAAGGTATAATTCATTTTGTCTAATGACTCAAAATCTCTGGTATTTTGGTGACTATTACCTGGTTCCATTTCTTTCCAAGCTGATGTCCCCCTACAAATATTACGATGATTGTAATGGGTGTCTGAGGTGAAATATACGTTTTTCATTACCAATCAATTTCTATAGTATATTCACCCTCTTCAATTTCACCTCTTTTATGTAAATCATTGATAAGCATGTCTACATGGGGATAGAAATTTCTTTCCCACCACAATTGTAGTGACCATGTGTTTTGGTCATCCTTAGTACTTAATTTCTGTTTAGGATCTCTGGCTAACC